CGGCGGCCTTAACAAGCCCATGAAAGGAATCAAGCTCATCGGCACGACCGGCGACGACATCGACATCGAGGGCAAGGTCTTCGAGAGCTTCGACTACAACTTGGACGACACGTCCTTCTTCGGGACCAGCAAGGTGGTGGCAGCGGCCATCTACCTGAGCATCCTCGACAAGGGCATGAGGCGCCAGGACGTGGCCCTGGACAACGGAGGCGTCTCCGGCATCATCACCCCCAAGGCCGACAGCGAATACGGCATCAAGCCCCAGGACGCAGACGACGTGGAGAAAGACGTGAACAGCTCCGGCAGCTTCAACAAGCTCAAGGCGCTGCGCACGCCCATCGAGTACCACGCCATCGGAAACACCCCGGTGGACCTGGCCATCCTCGCATCCCACAAAGAGGCAGTGACCGCCCTCTGCTTCGTCTTCCGCCTGCCGGTGGACCTTTACTACGGCCAGGCCAAATACGAAAACGCCAAGGAAGCAAAGAAGACCATCTACGAGCAGCAGGCCATCCCGCTGGCGGAGGAGTTCGCCCAGGACCTGCTCTCCTACTGCAAGCTGGACAAAGAGTTCGAGCTGGTCATCAACCGCGACGAGATCCCGGCCCTGCAGGAGAAGCCCACCGAGGTGCTGGACCGCATCACCAAGATGCACGGCACCCTCAACGAGCTCCGAGAGGCTAACGGCTTCGATCCCATCGACGAAGACTACGCAAACGAGCCCATCCTGCCCATCGGCGTCCAGTTCGGGAACGAGACCTACGACATAGACGAGACCACACCTCCACAGCCGAATGCTTAAAAAGCGACGCATAACAGCAGCCGAGAGGAAGCACCAGGACTACCTCCGCCGCAAAGGACTCAAGGTCGGGCACGTTTACGAGGCCCGGCTTTTGCGTGCCCGCGCCCACGAGGTGAAGCGAGTGCTGGACATCTGCGCCCAGTACGACAACCCGCAGCACTGGCCCGGCCTCATCGACACCTACCTGGACGAGACTGGCTACCTGCCCAAATGGTGGAACGGCCTCTACCAGGACACCGGCCTGCCGATGTGCAAGAGCACGGCCCGAGACCTCAACCAGGCCAAGGCCGCAGAGGACGAGCTGCTCTGGCTGGGCAGTCTTCAGGACTACGCCGCCAACCGCGCCGGATCCGAAATCGTCATCGTCAGCGGCACCCTCCGAGAGACTCTCATCGACATCCTCCGGGACGAGATGGCAGAGGAGTACGGTCTCGGCATTGAGAAGCTCACCAAGCGCATCTACAACAAGTACAAAGAGCTCGCAAAGTGGCAGGTCCGTCGCATCGCCCAGACGGAGTCCATGGTCGCAATGGCAGACGCCGCCAACATCGCCGCCGGTACCCTGGACATCGCCTTCACCAAGCAGTGGTGCATCAGCGGCCTGGGCAACACCCGGGACACCCACGAGATCATGGACGGCATCGAGGTGGACCAGAACGAACCCTTCGAGCTGCCAGGCGGAATGCTGATGTACCCGCACGACGGAAGCCTCGGAGCCGACGCCGCGGAGATCATCAACTGCGCCTGCTGCTGCATCCGCCGGCCCAAGTGAGCAACCAAATGCACGGCAAAAAATCAGCATAACCCCGGAACTCTTTATAATTTCGCACAAAAGACACCACGCCATGAACAAAGAGACCCAATACAAGACCCACATCCACAAGGTCGAGGTCAAGGCCAAGAGCGAGGACGGCAAGACCCTCCACATCAAGGCCTACGCCTGCGCCTTCGGTAACGTGGACAGCTGGGGAGATATCATCGCTCCCACAGCCTGCGACGACTTCCTCAAGAGCGAGGACGCCAAGCGCATGAAGCTCTGCTACCAGCACGACTCGCACGAGGTCATCGGTGTGATCACCGACAAGGGAGTGGACGCCATCGGCCTCTGGTTCGAGGCGGACATCATCGACACCACCACCGGCCTCGACGTCCAGAAGCTCATCAAGGCTGGCGCCATCGATGAGTTCTCCATCGGCTACTACGCGGACAAATACCGCTACGAGAAGATGGACGGATACGACTACGAGATCCGAGTCCTCGAGGCCATCACCATTGTGGAGGTCTCGCCGGTGACCCGGGCCGCCAACCCCAAGGCCATCCTCCTGGACGCCAAGAGCGAAAAGGAGATGGCCTCCAGCTTGCAGACGATGGCGCCCGAGGACTTCCAAGCCCTCAAGACCGCCGTCGATAATGAATTTGCAAGGCGAGTGCTCGCCAGTTTATAAATTAACCATAACCCAATCCAGCCATGACTGAATTCGAAAAGAAAGCGGAAGAAATCCGCCAGAGCGCTGAGCAGGCCAAAGCCGAAGCTCAGGCCGCCAAGGCTGAAGCAGCTGCTGCAAAGGCAGAGGCCGAAGCCGCCAAGGGCGAGCTCGCCACCAAGAGCGCCGAGCTCAAGACCGCCCAGGAAAACATCGACAACCTCGACGCAAGCGTCAAGGAACACGCCGCCACCATTGAGGAACTCAAAAAGTCCCTCAAGGCCGCCAAGAGCGTAGGCTTTAAGGCCGCCTTCCGTGCCGCCCTCGAGGAGAAGAAAGAGGCCATCAAAAAGGCCCTCGACTCCAAGACCGAAAAGTTCGAGGTCACCCTCGAGCTCAAGACCGTCAACGACATCGGCACCAGCCAGATCAGCCCCAACAACCGCCTCGGCATCGCCGACGACCCGACCATCTACGCCGCCGCCCCTGTGGCCAACGCGTTTATCGTAGCCTTTGGCCTGCGCCCCCGCACCGCCAACAAGCTCGGATGGATCGAGGCCAGCAAGCAGGCCGTCGTGGACTACGTGGCTGAACTCGCCCAGAACACCAACAAGAGCGACGTCTCCTTCACCGAGAAGTCCCGCGCATTCGGTAAGCTGGCCACCCTGGTCCGCATCTCCACCGAATTCGAGGACTGGTTCGAGCAGCTCTACAACTACTGCGTGAACCAGGGCGTCCGCATGATCGAGGACAAGCTCGACGAGGAGATCTGGAAAGGCGTCGGCGCCGACTCCGGTGCTGGCACCAGCCCCAACAAGGTCTACGGCCTCAAGAGCCAGGCCACTGCCTTCTCCGCCCTCGCATCCCACTCCGTGGCGAAAGCCAACGAAGCAGACGTCATCTTCGACGCCGTCGACCAGATCGGTAAGGAGGGCTTCCACGCCAACGCCGCCTTCGTGACCTGGGCCATTTTCCGCGCCATCAAGTCCCTCAAGGACGACAATGGAAACTACCTCTACGACAAGATCAGCGGGATGCTCTCCGGCATCAAGATCTACCCGACCACCCGCCTCGCCTCCGGTGAGATCCTCGTGGCCGACACCAACGCCGCAGAGGTCTATGCTGGCAACAGCTTCGAGCTCGAGTTCATCCGCAACGGTGCCTACGACGCATACGACGTCTACTTCCGCAAGGCCGCGCAGACCAAGGTCCCGACTCCCAACAAGAAAGGCCTCATCTACGTCGCCAGCGTTGCGACCGCCATCACCGCACTCGCACCCTCCGAGTAACCGCCCACCTCGCCCCGGGAGCCGGTCTGCACCGCCGGCTCCCTTTTTCCCTTTAAGCAACGACACCGATGATACAGGTACGAATCACAGAAAGCGGAGAGCCGCAAGCCGACCACCTCGAGCAGTTCAAACAATACGCATCAGTCCCTGACGACAGCCGGGACGGCGTGCTGCAGAAGATGCTCAAGAGGGCCATGCTTGCCGTCCAAGAGCACTCGGACACCGCCATCCTCCCTTGCAAGTTCGAACTGACCATCACCGACGTCAAGCCGGGAGACAGCATCCGCCTCTACCAAGGCGGCAAGACGGTCATCAGGGCAGAGGACGAAAACGGCTACGTCGTAGACTTCGTCCAGGAGGGCAGCCGCATCCGCGTCCGCGAGCGCTGCGCCACCCTCGTGGTCATTTACACCAACGAGGTCAACATCCCGGAGGCCGAGAAGCTGCAGCCAGTTATCTGGCAGCTGGCAACGGCCATCTACGACGGAGAGGACCCCAAGGTCCAGGCTTCCATTTTGAAAACCACCTACGGACGATGAGACGAGACCCCCAGAACGCCCGCCGGTTCAATGACCGGATCCAGCTCACCCGGACCGTGGCCACCATCGACCCGATGAGCCACGCCGCCATGGGAGAGCCCCAGGTCGTGCTGGAGGTCTACGCCCAGGTCCGACAGATGAGCGCCACGAAGACGATGCTCACCTTTCAACAGGCAGACGTCGTCGGAGTGGACATCGAGCTGCGGAAGCCCGCCGTGGAGTTCGACGGCATCATCTGGAGAGGGCACGAGATCCACTTCCCCGCACCCGAGGACGTGGACAACCGCGGGAGGTACCTACGCGTCAGCGGCTGGTACCAGGCCGACAACCCGATCCAGGTGGCGCCAGAACCCGAGCCGGAGCCTGACCCCGAACCAGAGGAGGAAGACTGATGGCCGGGCCCCTTTCCGTTGAGGGCCTCGATAAGCTGCTCCGGGCCTTCGACAAGACCGAAAAGACCGTCAGGACAGCAGCAATGAAAGGGCTCCAGAAAGCCGGCCTCGACATCATCGCAGATGCGCAGATGAACCTCCGCTCCAACGGATCCGTGGTGACCGGCCTCCTCCGCCACAGCGGCAAGGTGCAAAAGGTGGATGACTACAACCTGGACGTCGGCTTTTTTGACACCCTGAACAGACAAAGCGGCTACGCCTACTTTGTCGAATACGGAAGACGCGCCGGACGGATGCCCCCGCCGGATGAACTCGCGCAATGGGCATACAAGAAATTCCAACTGCACGATCGGAAAGCAGCCCGGGCTGCAGGATGGGCACTGGCAATGAAGATAGCCCAGGAGGGCACGAAGCCCCACCCCTTCTTCGAGCCAGCGATTGAAAAGAACAAGACCAAAATCATCGACGCCATCAAAGGCTCGATAAACGACGCAACGAAATGAGCCTCCTGTCTCGTCTGTTCCAAAAGAGCCCCCGGTACCACGTCAGCGGATACCGGACTCTTTACAGCGCAGTGGTCACACGGCTGACCAGATCAGGCGTGACCGTAGGAAGCACGGCCCGCTACCCCCGAGTGGAGATCCACTCCTTCAGGGAGCAGGAGCGCCTCGACAAAGAGGGAGCGCTGCGCCAGATCAACTTCATCGTGGAGAGCATCAGCAACAAGTCGCTGGACCAGGCCACCACGATGAACGAGGACAACCT